CGCCTGACAGCAGAGGAAATTGAAGTCAGGGTCTGGGCGTTTGTCATCGTGGTGCTGGTCAGCATTCTGCTTGGCGCAATGGCTATGTTCCTGTATTCTGTGACCTACGTCACTCAGCCCATGTCTGGCATGGCTCCTATTGACAAGATTTACACAAGCCAGATTAGCACCATCATGGTGTTTATCACTGGTGTGCTTGGTGGTGTGGCTGGCAGGTCAGGAATCAAAGCCGTAGCCAATGCAACTGCCAAGGCAGAAGCTAACGACAATGACGAGCCACCCAAGCCATGAAAGGCTTGTTGTCTGGTCTTGTAGCCTTGTTAATAGCTTTCGGTGGAGGCTATTACTACGGCAAGCATGTTGAGGCAAAAGCCCAACAAGAAGAGGTTGACCGCCTGAATACTGTTGCCAGAGCAAAGGAACAGGCTTTAGCCACGGCTATTACTACTACCGCAGAAGCACTGAGGAAGACAAATGAAAAAGCCAAACTGGTTACGAAACAGCGGGATGCTGCTATTGATGCTGGCACTTACAAGCTGCGGGTTCCTGTCAAAACGACCTGCCCCGTACAAACCCCCACAGATACCAGCCTTGCCGCAGGAAGTGGTGGAGGAGAAGCACGTGCCGAACTTGACCCAGAGGTTGGAAAAAATCTTTTCGCAATAGCGGAAGAGGGTGACAGAGCTATACAAAAACTCAATGCCTGTATAGACTTATACAACAAAGCTGTTGAATCACAGAAGGAAATCAAATGAACTTGACTGCCAATTTTTCCCTACATGAACTCACCAAATCTGAGACAGCCCTGCGTCTGGACTTGGACAACACCCCTGATGAACAGACCACAGAGAACCTGCGTTTGCTGTGCGAGAAAGTCCTGCAGCCCGTACGTGACCACTTTGGCAAGGGTGTGAAGGTGAACTCTGGTTATCGTAGCCCTGAGTCAAATGCCGCTGTAGGTGGCTCCAAGACCTCAGACCATTGCAAGGGCATGGCAGCAGATATAGAGATTCCTGGTGTTGCTAACGCTGACTTGGCTCAGTGGATTATGGACAATCTGGACTACACCCAGTTGATTCTGGAGTTCTACACACCTGGCATTCCTGACAGCGGATGGGTACATGTCAGCTATGACCCTGACAACCTGAAAAAGCAGGAATTGACTGCTACTAAGGTTGCGGGTAAAACTACGTACTTGCAAGGCTTGGTGGCATAGGAGTCAGTATGGCTAGGAAGAAGTTCCCAAATCTATCTGTAGGCAGAGGCGAAAAGCTGTCTGTCAAGAAGGGTGCGGGACTGACTGCCAAGGGTCGTGCAAAGGCAAACAGAGCAACAGGGAGCAATTTGAAGGCTCCCACCAAAGATACCTCGAACCCTCGTCACAAATCTTTCTGCGCTAGAAGCAGTGGATGGACTGGAGATAGAGGGAAGGCAGCAAGAAAGAGATGGGGGTGCAGATAATGGCATACACACCGAAAGCCCAACGTGGCTTGTACTTCAACATTAACCAACGCAGGGCGGCAGGACTGCCTCCTAAACGCAAGGGTCAAGCTGGTTACCCCACCAAAGCAGCGTTTATCAGGTCGGCAAGGACTGCTAAACGCTAAATTTTTCATGCTGCTGGAAGCAGGCCGCCTTCAAACAGGTAGCTACCGAAATGGCCTAGAACCACCCACGGAGCGGCATGAATCTTGTAGCCATGTCTACGTGCTTCTTGGCAGAAGTAGTAGTCTTCTGACAGCAAGCGTCCTACGCCTGCTTCGATAGCACAGGCAAAGAACTCCACAATCTTGTCCTGCTTGATTTCGCCAGACAGGAAGGTGACATCGTTGATATAGCTTGGCATCTTTGTAGCCAGGTCTTCCAGTACTTCACGCTTGATAAGCATGAACCCTGTACCGCCATTCCAGATTTCCACAGGCTCATGTGCTGGTACTGTGACTGTGCCAGCATAGTCAACAAGGTTAACCACCAGCGAACCTGTACGGGTTTTCAGTTGGTCAACAGGCACACCATCTTTGACTGCTTGCTCGACACCATGCCAGTTGATTTCCTTCTTGGGGTAGATGCCACAAATAATATCTTTGTCAGCATCAATCATAGGAACGATGTCGGCAGGATTCCAGCGAATGTCTGCGTCAATAAACATCAGGTGGGTAGCTTCCTTCTTGTTGAGAAAGCCATGTGCAAGAGCGTTACGCCCACGCTGGATGAGGGATTCGTTGAACATGCAGGAGAAGGACATGTCAATGTCGTTAGCCCTCATGACAGCGGTTGTGTTGACCAGTGACTGACAGTAGTAGCCTGTGGTCATGCCACCATACATAGGGGTGGCGATGAAGATGTGAGCCTTACTCATTTTTGACCTTGGTCTGTCTTCATGATTTCCTGTGCATCTTCAAAGCCAGCAGCGTAGGCAATGTTCCAGAGTTGTTGAAGGGACATGTTCACCAAGTTCATGGTGTAGTTAATGCTGTTGTTGGCCTTGTTTACAGAGTCTTGGCTCATCTGTAGTTGTTGTGGTGTTGGTTTAACGTCACTCATGATATGTCCTCAATTCTTAATACGTATCTGTTTGTCTTTGCGGATTTTCTCCAACCATGCACCTCCACACGAATCCCTGCATCTCTTACAAGAGCAAGCGTGTCAGAGGCCACAATCTTTTTTATGCGGTCACTGACAGCAGAGGCTGTTACCTGCACTGCCAGCACCTCACCTTTGCGGATGGCGAGAAGGTCAGCCCACCCCCACAGGTCTTTTCGTTGTTTAGTGAAACTGTTCCACTTCTCAACTACTTCAACGTGGTAGCCAATCTCACGCAGGTGAGCCAGACTACGCTGTGTGGGCGAGGTTTTTGTCGCCATCAAAAAGGAATTTCTGAATCGTCTTCAGTTAACCTACTTGCTGATTTACGTGCGTAGTTAGAAGGGATTTCTTTGTCCTTCATCTCTTCCTCACGTTTCTTCTTGCTCCAGTTATCTTCTTTCAAAGCAAGCAAGTTGTGCCCTCGGCTGGTTGGCTTTTGCCACGCTGCAATCTTCAACTTCTCACCTGCTTTGTAGTCCATCTCTAGAACAACAAACCCTTTGTAGTCTGGGCCTTTTGGAGACTTACGCATCTCTTCTTCTTCCCAGTACATGACACCTGAACCAGGCATCTCCTTGTGTGCATTTCCTGTTGCCATTTCAATCCTTTCGTGTAAGTGTGTACTTGGCAAACTTCTTCCCGCTTTCGTTAACCATCTCCGTAAAGATTCTGTGTCCGTCTTTCCGCAGAGATTCGATATGTGCTGCAAGCCTGAAACAATTGAATTCATTCAATGCCTCCAGTGGTGTCAGGCTTCTCCCGCTTTGTAGCCACATCAGAATATTGGCTCGCTGAGTCCCGAATCGGGAATTGGTTGGGACTTGTCTGGCTTTGGGGAGGCTTGTCCTCCAGCGGTGACGATAGCGGCTCTGAGTTTGACTTTATCCAAGCTGCTGAAGTTTTCTGTAACACCTGTATTGCAGTCTGAGAGTGCGGTGAGTTTCCCTGCCTTTTCCTCCAGAGAGAACTTTTGGCTGGAGACAATTCTGTTAACCATGCTGGCATATCCTTCTATCCAATCTTCAGGCGTTTGAAAACGTTTGTAAGGTTTGTCTGCATTCGGAACGTGAAGCGCAAACGCTCCATCCTCCTCTTGTAGTACATCCTGTGATACATCTTCCACCCGCTCCACACTGCCCATGTGCTTGACCTTTTGTTCTGTGGAAGGTTGAAAATCTTGTACCTCTTCTGGGGTGTAGACGCCCACCACGCAGCCTGGGAAAACAGAGCGGATTCCTTCGCTAATGACTCTCGCACGGAGCATCGCTCTTGGATAGTTCTTCCAGTTATCCTTTTGGGCGATTCCAATTTCCTTCGCTTGGCGAAGAGTCCAGCTGAGTTCGAGAGAGCCGCCCTGCGGGTGCGTGAATAGGCCTGTAACTTTTTCATCTGTGTATTCCTTCCACTGTACGGAGCCACCTGCTTGTTGGAAACGAGCAAGCATTGCGTCTGCTTTCAATGCTGGACGATTTTGAATTACATGATAGTCACGCATGGCAACAGCGGGGTGTAGGTTTTCTGCTTGGCATAGCAACATGATTGCCATAGCTTCTTCTGGATTTTTAAAGCCAAACATTCTGGACTTGGCGGCAACTTCTGCCATTTGGTGAATGTCACTCAGCGGGATGATGTTCATTAGGAACCTCCTTGTTACGTTGTTGAATCATTGAGTCTGCTATCAGATAGGAAATTTTTGCGACATGTTCATTGCTGTAATCACCTACGATTTCGGCCATTAACAAGCCTATGACAGCCTGACCAGCAAACCAGTCCCGCAAGTCCATACCCTCAGAGATGGTTGTTTGACCAGTTGTAGGGTGTTTGTGCATGTATGGATAGGCTTTCATGCAACCACCTTGTTTCTTCTTCCTGGCTTGGATTTAGGTGTGCCATCTAGCTTGAACCCATATCTTGCGTAGGAGAGCTTGAGCAGGGCATCTACTTGTGTCTGCAAAGTGTTGTATTTACTCAACAATTGTTTAATCTCTGCTTCTAGCAAAGTAACTCGTTGATGTTGTTTCTCTGTGAATAACATGTGAACCTCACTTCTTTCCTGCTTTGAAGATTGCGTAATTAGCCTCTGTCTCAGGCCCTTGTTCTATGGTGATGAGCATTTTCTTTTCTGCATCAATCCATATAGGTAAATTTATTTGTGCATTGGTGTCGCCACCAACAGAAGCCGCAACCTTTTCCATCAGCTTTACCAGATTGTTTGCAGCCACATACAGGGTTTGTATGGGGTTATCGTCTTTGTTGAGTTGTACTTTGGTAGATTTCATTTCAGTAAAAACCTCCGTGAACCAGGCATTTCCCTGACAAACTGTTCATAAATGTCGGGCATGGCAGACTGGAATAGCTTGGAGTCAAACCTAGCACTAGGCTTGGCGTTCTTCCAGGTAGCTAGCACCTGACCATCTATGCTGGACAGGGTGGAGGAGTTTCCCATATAGCCAACTACCAAGGTTTGTAGCTGCTCTTCCTGAGCCTCTAGAGCCTTGATATTTGCTTTTATCTGACTTAGGGCTAGGCAGGCTTGTTCAACGCTTGCAGAGGCTGTTTTAAGGCTTCCTGTAGCTTCCTGTGGGTACAGGAGTTTGACCTGTTCTAGGTCTTCAGCTGGTAGGGTAGTTCCTGCTTTGACATGACCCCAGATAGTAGCCATCTGCCGTATAAGGTCTTCCTTTTGTGTCTCTGTAATATTAAACGGAATGAGGACGAACTCTTGACCTCCGAATAGAACAGCCAGATAAATCGTGTCCACGCCGAATACGGCAGCTTCGTGGATGAGTTGAGCCATATCAGCAGCAGGGATGATTCCAGCTTCAGCATCAAACTTATTACGCACACCAGCGTTGTAGTTCTTGCATTCGACCAAAATCGTTTTGCCATCTTGTTTACCCGCAAAGTCAAAGTGAGAACGTAGCCACGCTTCTTTTGGATGCGTGAGAGAGTCTTCTATCTTGGTAAGTTCTATGCCCAGTTTGTTCTGTGCAAGTCTGCCAATAATGGGTTCCATGACATGACCCATCTGGACAGCTTCTATGCCAGACAGGTCACGGATTTCCATCTTGCCAAGTTTGGTGAGGATGACTTCGTTGGCTTTGCCGGCGGCTACCTTGCGGGAGTCTCCGCTCCATATCGCAGAGTTTCTTGTTTCAGAAGAGAAGTCAGACATGTGGCATCCCCTTCATAAGTTCTTTTTCTTCTTCTTCTGTCATGACGTGGTCGGCATGTTCCCAAAGCTCACCAGAACTCTTACAAGCCTCGTGGTTGAGTCGTTGAACAGCGCAGAATTGGAGCTTTTCGTCAGAGACTAGAAGCCCTGTAACTAGGCTTGTAGGCCGTTTATAGCCACACCGTGCATGCTCATTGTTGTCATACATTTTTGGCAAGACAACGTGTTTACAGTTTACGCATAATTTTGTCATGGTCACGAACCTTTCAAAAGAGTGAGATTAGATTATAAGCATAGATGATTAGGTAAAGTCAAGTTATTTTTTCAT